TATTTATTTATTTTTTCTAAATTACTTCTCTGTTTTTCAAGGCTTCTATATAGGATCGCTTCTTTTTTTTCATTTAGAGTTTTTTTACCAATAAGCGACTCTATTCCTTGTGTTCGTTCTTCTGCCGTAGTAGTTGTTGGGGGTTGATTTTCCGCAGGCTCTTGTCCTCCTGCCTCTCCGTACCCTGGCCCAGCCATCTGTGCCGCTCCGACATCAGCCGATTGTTGATCTTGTTCTTCTTTCGTTTGTTGTTCCATTTCGTCTTTCATTCGTTCAATTTCTTCGTCTGTCATATCATAGTACTCTCTGTAGATCTCATCTTTAGAGAAAAGTCCTAGTTGCTGTACTGCTGCTATAACTCTAGTTTTTTGTTCGTCTAAATCGAGCTTTCTCTTTGCAGACATATCAGAAGGCTCGGGTAGTCTAATCCTTAGTTCTCTAATCAATAAAGCAGGAAATCCCTTTAATTGAAGATGGCGTTTAGCTATATTTTCTAATCCAACTTGTATATTTACTTGAACTCTTTGAATTGTTCTTGCAAACTTAACATCAAGTTGAGAGAGGTTAGCCTTGCGCTCAGGAGAAGAGTCCTTCTCTACAATATAATCTTTAGGAACCTTTAACGCCGCAAGAAGCTTATCACGATAATACCGCACATCTTCAATCTCACCTAAGTTTTGAGCACCAGGGAGCGTGTCAATCTTTGTCCCTGCTCCGTTCCTAGTAGGAACAAAGAAATCCTCGTCCATAGATAAGGGGTTATATCTTGCATCTATAGTACCTTGTCCTGAGTTATAAAATTTTTCTTTCTTAAATTTCTGCTTAATGCGCTCAATAAACATCTCAGCTTTGCTTGTAGGAAGATTACCTGTATCTACATAAAAAATCCGTCTTTCGGGGGCTCTAGAAAGACGGTAAATCATCATAGCATCTTCCATCATTTTTAACGATCTAAAAACTCTATGACATAAAGCGGCAATCGATTTGCCGTATGGATAGAATACAGGATCTGAAGTATGAAGACGGAAATGAGCAATTTGATTTTTGTCTAAGCGAATATACTTAATAGGCTCTTCTGTATTATAAGTAGATTTATAATTAAATGTTTCATTATTGGGAACTTCTTGAAGAAAGTTTTTTAAGTAACCAAACTCATTTTCTACTCTCAAAACAAAGCTAGGATTAAGAATTTTAATTTTCCTAATACCCTGTTGTGGTTCATTTACATCTAAAATAAGCTCTGTAAAACAATCCCCATATTTCACAGTATTTCTTACGATATCCCATAAAAAAGTGTCTAATCTAATTTTATCAAATAAAGCATTTATCTCATCTACTACCATCGAATTTTCAGAATTAATAGTCCATCTTTCATTTCTTGGACCTCTTTGAGTAGCGTCATCAGCATAAATATCAAAAGCTGCTCCAATTTCGGGATACTCATCCATCTCCTCATACTCTTTGTACCGTCTCTTACGGTTCATCTCCATTTGAGGAAGAACAGGATTTCTAGCTACTCCTCCTACAGCAGGATGAGAAGGATCATTATCTTTTATTACATCTGTACTGGTAATAGTGTCCCCACCAAGAGAGGCACCACCTTGGTCCATTAATTTAAGGGCTTTTGCCTGCGCTGTTGATGCAAAGAATTTAGCAAAGAACTTCCCTAAAGGACCTGTAGGAGTGAAAAATGAGCCTCCTCGCGCTGCGGTTCCACCAAACTCAGTATAACCTTCTTCTAATAATTCTTCTTTTTTTATTTCATCAGCCATCGTAAATCTTCTACTTCTATTTGTCCATTTGAACCTCTATATGCATATTTCGTTTGCTTGGAAGGCATAGGTAATCCATCTTTGTGTGGAATTTTTGAGATATGCTCAAGAGGTGTAGTTTCTAATAAATTTCTATATAAATATATAGCTAAGGCTAAACTCATAACCAAATCATCATGCTTTCCTCTTTCTGCCGTGGGCTTTCCTCCCTCATTAATAATAAAGGTTAAAAGCTCATCTGCTGTTCTTCCTGAGTTAATTTTAATTTGATTAGTTCGTATAGACTCTTCTAAAGTTGCTAGTAGTTGTTCTCGGTTTTGTGCTGTAACCTGAAATCCAAATAACCCCCGATCATCAGCCCATATGTTTTCGTATTCTAAGTTCGTGTATAACCAATCAATCAGGTTATTTCCAATAGTATTTCGCTCACAAATTACGTGCGCTATATTATATAGCATCGCTTCAGTGCCTATAATTTCCGCAAACGTATTAATAGGAGTTTTATTTGAATAAAACTCAGCTACCTGTTGACCATTATAGGCGTTAATAATATGAAACGCTGAATAATCTCTGTCTCGACCTAACGCGACATCGCAAGCTAAAACATAAGTATAGTAAGGTTTTGGGTCTTGCCAAACCCTCATTCGATTATTATATTTGGAGTAATAATCTTCACTTACATTTTCTACTACATCTTTTAAAATTTCTCCATCGATATAAGTATCCCCTGTACCTAAAAACGAGCACTCATACTCCTGGAGCCATTGTTTAACAGGCATGTTTGCTCGCGTAGTCTTTTCCCAAGCGTCCACGTTCAACCCCTTTTCTTCCATCTCTTTATAAAGTTCAGAGAAGCCTTCTTGTTTCTTATACTCTGGGTGATCGATCCATTCTATGTCAATCGCATTAAAAGAATTTTTATTTTCTAAAGCTTTGGTGTATACATCATGATACCAATTACCAATACCGTTAACTGTAGAAAGTACAAATGCGCGACCACCCGTGGAGATAATTGGATAAACTGCAGCCCAGATAGTGTCAATATTTTCAATAAATGCAGCTTCGTCAATAATCAGCAACGATCCCGCAAGAGATCGACCTGACTGCTTTCCAGAAGGTCTGGATTTAATTATTGACCCAGTATTCAGTTTTAACGTGTGCTTGTTATCTTCAGCTATTCCAGGTTTAAAAACTTTCGGTAGCTCATCATACATAAGTTTAATTCTATCTAACACCTCAGTAGCTTCTGTATCTCCTTTAGAGAGAATAACAACTTGCTTGTGTTTCTGGAAAATAATCATCCACAATGCGTAACTAGCTGCAATTGTGGTACACCCAGCCTGCCTAAATTTTCGAAGAATATTGAATCTATTAGTCTCTAGTGCATTTAGAATTGAGTGCTGGAAGGGGTACAGCTTAAAAGGTACTAATCCCCGAATAGGATGGACCACCTTGATATAATTAGATATGAAGTAGATTGGGTCCTCTTTACATCTCTTAAATTCTTCGATTAATTCTTGTTTTTCCATAAAATTTACTGTCTTACTATTATAATTATAGTATGAACATCTATGCATATATATGTACTCGATCAATAGAGGATATGACGGAGACTACAGATAAATTACTCTCTTATTTTGCCAAATGTGAAATTCAGTCATTCCTTCTTCCTAAAGCTTCCTCCATCTTTATCGCTTACCAACATGCATACTTAACTACTGCTCCTAAAGAAGACGATATCATCATCATGTGTCATGACGATATAGAAATTAGAGAAAAACCAGAAATCTTTAAATCAAAATTGATTAAGTTATTATCCGAAGATAAAATTGGTTTTGTAGGCCCCGCAGGAACGTCACTTTTAGGTAGAGACGCTGTTTGGTGGAACCAGCAGCACTGGGCGATGAAGAAGCACCACGGACGAGTCTACCACTTAGACCCACAGGGAAAAGAATACGAAACTTATTATGGAAAACCTAGCGAAGTTGTTGTTTTAGATGGATTATTTTTAGCAACAACAGGAAAAGTTATAGAATCTGTAAGTCTTACAAAGCCCCCCTACTTTTCAGGGGAATGGGACTTCTATGATCTCCACTATACCTCTTCTGCCTTCTTACAAGGCTATAAAAATAAAATAATTGATATAAATATATTACATAACTCCAGAGGAGAACTTGTTGGCCGAGATTCGTGGCATAAAAATCGAGATTCCTTCATAAGACATACAAAACTTCCTTTAAGTGTTGAAAAATGAGTAAATTCCTTTGGCCTCATCCTACAAATGCGGAATTTAATGAAAAAATCCGCTCTATCGTTAAATTATATGGGAGTGCTCCTCCTAGAGATAAAGAACTTCTTCAAAAAGCTAAGGATTTTTTGTCTGGATGTGTTAAAAACCTGCTAACTCACAAAGTAAAACGAGATACAGAAAAATATTTTCAATTAATGAACCTAGAAATGGAGCACTGTTACGAAAAAAATATTTCAGAACGAAATCAGGCGATTTATAAATCAAGTGTGCTATTTTTTACAGGCGATTGGAGGGAACACCCAGACTGCATGGAGGATTACAAGTACGCAGCGTTGCTAGAGAAGCCAAAACTTGAAATAATACATAAATCAAATCTCCCGCTTAAGAATATTATTCGGTTTTTAGAACCAATTAGACCTATAGAAGACACTTCCTGGGACGCTAGAAAAACTTCTGATATTCTAGTCTACGAAAATTCAGACGGAGAATATGAAGTAATAGATGGCAACCATCGAGTAGAGTTTGCTCAACGCTTAAAATCAGTTGAAACACTTAGCGGATGGATAATTAAAGATATTTAATCTTTTTTAGCCGCTTTCTTCGTAGTCTTTTTCTTCTTCTTTGGAGCAGCCTTTACTTCTTCCACAACAGGAACACTTCGCTTCAATTTTCCAAGTTTAGCTTCTATAACTCTTTTATGACCACCTCTCGCATTGGTAAGCCTGTTCTCTAATTTTTTTATTCTAGCACTAATATCCATGTTTATCTCCTAAAGTTTTTACCATGTATTCTTTTTGATTCTTCTATAAACAACCTCTTAATAAGTTTACGTTTTATAGAAAGCTTCTCACAGTATCTAGGGTCTTTGTTTCGAAATCCGTTCTGTTTTTTCAAATCTTAAGGTTTAAGAGGTCTAGTTGGCCTTGGCGTCCCAGGGGGCCTCGTTGGAGGTGGCTTTCTTAGCGGTCGCGTAGGTACGGTAATCCTATCCCCAACTCCTCCTCTAGGGGTAGTTGGAAGAGGGGTTGGAACTCTATCTTCTTGTACAGGCTTCGCTGATCTAGTGGGAATTATTGGTCTACGTTCAATTATTCTAGTAGAAGGCTCCTGACATACACGAACACAATCAGCTAAAGTATTATAAATCCCATTAGGGTCTTTTGTACATACTAAGTCCCGTACATTGCAGGCCCATTTCTGTATAGAACCATGGCCTTGGGGAGTGGTTGGGGGAGCAAACGCAGGAAAATCATTAGACCCCATATCTTCGGGGACAGGCCGAGGGGTGGTCCCCGTTGGTTGCGGACTCCCGCACCTCGCGTTGCAGGCCCTAAGATCCTTATACGTCGCACCATCCGCCACTTTTACACATTCATAGTAAGTTAGATCAACTCCCGACTGCCTGCAAATATACCCAGGGGTGCGCGGCCCAGGCGGCGGAGGCTCAATACAAACCCTCTCACAACCTTCTTTAGTGTTATAAATTCCTTCGGCCACTCCGTTCATAGGCACACAGGTCCAGGTGAGCTTATCGCACCACCAACCGTGATTCGGAGGCCACTCATCACTATGACTCATCCTGTCCTTGGAGGGATTGTGGGCCTGGGAGAGTCCCTCCTCTCATAGTCAGATTGACAGGTTTCTTGACATTCAGCTAAAGTACTGTATGCTCCACGAGGAGGTATAGCGCCATAGTTCACGAACACTTTTTCACATGATCGGAGCTTGCCGATGAATCCTTGTGTCACAGGGGACTCCTTACAGACCCAATATTCCCTAGCTGCGCCACCTGTGATAGGAGGTGTTGGTGGAAGACAAAAGCTCTCGCAAGCATCTTTGGTGTCATATTGAATTTCGTTAGGTCCAAAGAGAGGTGATGGCATGCATCCCCATACACCCAGCGTATTTACACAACGCCACTTATCTCCCCTCCTTGGCAATCTGATTTGGTTTTCACAAAACGTCTGGCATTCACTCAAAGTCGCATGACCGTCAAATCGAGACCCGTACATCCCAACACAACGTCTCTCCAGAACGCCTGCCTGCGCGTTGAAGCCCCAGTCCACGCAGTGATACCTAAACGCGCCACCTAAGCCTTGCCCTCCTGGCCCTTGAGGAAATTGAGGAAATTGAGCCATACGAATTAACCTTTGATTGCGCTTTCAGCCGTAACAGATTTTTCTACTTGTGGTATAAGACTTTTTATTCCTAAAGTAGCTCCGCATCCTATTCCAAAAATCATACTACCTAAAATAAGTAATTCAGCAAAACTCATTTTATAAACACTAAACGGTGTTCTATATTTATCTTTAAACCAAAAACCCCAAAACCAATTCATTTCAATAATCCTCTCTTTTTAGCTTCGTCATGAAGCGCTTCTTCCTTAGCGTCTCCATTCTCTACGATTCCTTTAAGAATGGTCGATAAATTCGTTACAACAAGCGTAATTAACCCTGCGACAACTGCAATACTCGTTTCAGGCACAAATTGTATTGAAAAAATGAACATGCAAACAAGGAAAGTTAGGTAAAAACCTGCGAACTTTGCTAAGTGTTTTGATGCAGTTTCTTTTGCACTCTCTTTAATAAGAAGTTCTCTGAATTTAGCATCTGATTCCGCATTCATTTTCTCTACTTCAACCCTTCCTTCAGCCTCTTTAAGCTTTAGCGCAGAATTCACATCAATATAACCTTTATCATTAATCATTGGTTTATCAGCCATTATAATCTC